CCGTGCTGCTAGATGACTCTACGTACTACCGCGACCCCGGCACCGGCGTGTCGTTCGGCGTCAAGTTCATCAACCAGCAGCAGTACAACGGCATCGCGGTCAAGACCGTGACCTCGACGTACCCGCAAGTAATTTTCGTCAACAACACGTTTCCAGACATTGAAATGTATGTCTACCCACGCCCCACACGGGACTTGGAATGGCATTTTGTGTCCGTGCAAAAACTGGACAACCCGGCTGGGCTGGCAACGGTGCTGTTGTTCCCGCCAGGCTACCTGCGGGCGTTCACGTACAACCTAGCGATGGAGATCGCACCTGAGTTTGGCTTGGAGCCAAGCCCACAGGTGCAGCGCATCGCCATGACCAGCAAGCGCAATCTGAAACGCATCAACAACCCTGACGATGTGATGTCGCTGCCATACGCCATTGTGGCGACACGCCAGCGCTTCAATATTTTTGCTGGCAACTATTAAGTATTCAAATATGAAATCGCCGATCCTTGGCTCCAGCTACGTTGCCCGCAGCACGAACGCTGCGGACAACAAGATGATCAATCTGTTCCCCGAGGTTGTGCCCGAGGGCGGCAAGGAACCGGCGTTTCTGAACCGTGCGCCGGGGCTGCGTTTGGTGGCTACCGTAGGCACTGGCCCCGTGCGGGGAATGCTGGAGTACGGCCAATGGCTGTACGTGGTGTCGGGTTCCCAACTGTACAAGGTGGACCAAAGCTACGCCGCCACGCTGATTGGCATCGTGGGCAACACTGGCCCCGTGTCGATGGCAATGAACGGCACCCAGTTGTTCATCGCAGCCAACGGGCCAAGCTACGTCTACAACGCAGTTGACAACACCTATGTCGAGAACTCGGCGTTTCCACGGGCGCAAACCGTCACGTTCATCGACGGATACTTTATTTTCAACGAACCCAACAGCCAGAAGTTCTGGGTCACCGAATCCTATGACGGCACGGTGCTGGACGGTGCCAGCGTTGCCAATGCTGAAGGCTCACCTGACGGACTGGTGTCGCTGATCGCCGACCACAACGAGCTGTGGCTGTTTGGCGGCAACTCGGTTGAGGTCTGGTACGACGCGGGTCTACCGCCGCCAGGTGTGCCATTCCAGCGCATCCAAGGCGCTTTTAACGAGATTGGTTGCGCTGCTACGTACTCGGTAGCCAAGCTGGACAATTCGCTGTTCTGGCTGGGCGCAGACGCCCGAGGCAAGGGCATTGTGTACCGGGCCAACGGCTACACCGGCGTGCGGGTGTCTACGCACGCTGTTGAGTACGCTATCGCACAGTACGACAACATTTCGGACGCCATCGCCTACACGTACCAGCAAGAGGGCCATGCCTTCTACGTGCTGACGTTCCCATCGGCCAACGCCACATGGGTGTATGACGCCTCGACACAGGCGTGGCATGAGCGCGGTAGTTGGGCCAACGACAGCTTTATTCGTCATCGCTCCAACTGCCGCGCTGTGTTCAACGGCGAGGTGCTGGTCGGTGACTTCCAAAGCGGCAACATTTACGCATTCGATCTGGATGTTTACTCGGACAACGGCGGCGTCCAAAAATGGATTCGGTCGTGGCGGGCGCTGCCCACGGGCCAGAACAACTTGAAGCGCACAGCGCAGCACTCCATGCAGCTCGACTGCGAGGTGGGTTTTACGCTGCCGCCTGTCAGCCAGCCGGTGTTTTTAACGACCGAGGACGAGGACGACATCATCACCGAGTCCTATGACTTCCTGATCGACGAGACAAGCGTGACAATCAACCCCCAGCCAGCAGTGTTGCTGCGCTGGTCTGACGATGGTGGGCACACCTGGAGCAACTACCACGGCAAGGACATGGGCACCACAGGCCAGACTGGCAAACGGGTGATTTGGCGCAGGCTGGGCATGACCATGAAGCTGCGTGACCGGGTGTATGAGCTGTCGGGTACCGACCCCGTTAAGATCGCCATCATGGGCGCAGAATTGCTCCTGTCGCCGACAAATGCTTAACGCCAGCACAAACATTCCATCAAGCCGGGTTCCGTTCATTGATGAACGCACCGGGTTGATGTCGCGTGAGTGGTATCGGTATTTGCTGGCGCTGCTGGAGTCGGACATTGACTACACGCCGCCAAACGACCCCGCGCCAGTGCCACTGAGTGGTTCGCCTTTGGTGTACAGCAACACGACAGAGCGTCCGATTGACATAATGATCAGCGGCGGCGGTGTGCGTAAGGTAGAGTTCCAGCGCGGCACTGGTCCAAAATTCAACACGGGTTCATACTACGGTATGTTCGGTTTGTCCCCCGGTGACGCGCTGACCATCACGTATTCGGGCACGCCCACCATCACGGCGATTTCGAGGTAGCAATGCCAACAATCTTGACGGATAATCGGGATATTGCTTTGGAAGTTGGTTACAAAGCCACTGACTGGTCAAGCCCAATTACGTTTGAGGATTATTTGCAAAGCGTGTCGGACTGGAGCGTACAAGCTATCGAGCGTGACGGTGACTGCATCGGGGCTGTCTACAAGAAGAACGGCGAAGTGCATGTGTCGATTTTGAACGATTGGCGAAAGCGTTGGATGACTAAAGGGTTGATTCGGTCAATTCTTGGCCCCGACGTTACGCGCACGGAAGTAGTGCCGGGGCATGAGTACATGTTTGGCATACTGACTCGGCTTGGGATGAAAAACGTAGGTTCTTACAAATTTGAGGTGTCACATGGGCATTGAAGCAGCAATCTTAGGTAGCGCCGTATTGGGCGCAGCATCATCCAATCGCGCAGCCAAAGCGCAGTCTGGCGCTGCGGGCCAAGCCGCAGACCTTCAACGCGAACAATTTGAACGCCAAATAGAATTGCAAGCGCCGTTCCGCGAAGTCGGGCTGCGGGCGCTGAACAAGCTGGAAGCTGCGTCCGAGTACACGCCGTTTGGAATGGCTCAGTTCCAAGCCGATCCTGGTTACGGGTTCCGGTTCAACCAAGGCCAGAAGGCGCTGGAGCGCAGCGCTGCGGCCCGTGGTGGCCTGATCAGCGGCAACACTGGCGGTGCCTTGCAGCAGTTCGGCCAAGGGCTTGCCTCGCAAGAATACCAAAACGCATTCAACCGTTACCAGACTGAGCGCAGCGCAAGGCTGAACCCATTGCAGTCGCTGGCCGGTGTCGGTCAAACCTCGGTCAACCAGCTTGGCGCAGCCGGTCAAAATTATGCGTCTGGTATGGGCGAGGCGCTGGGCGCTGCCGGACAAGCCCGTGCGTCTGGTTACATGGGCGGCGCAAACGCCATCGGCGGCGGCATCGGTCAGTACATGGGCTACCAGCAGAACCAAGCCACCAACTCACTATTGCAGCAAGCGTTGGCTAACCGAACAGGTGGAGGCGTTAATTACGGCTCAATGTACAGCCCTAGTGGTGCTGGCGGCGCACCCACAGCAACCGGCGCTGAAAACTATCTTTCGCCATATTAAGGAACAAACATGGCACTCGTTAACCCCAACATCGCAATGAGCTACCGCCAGCCTGACATTCAGGCTCCGAACGCTTTGGCTCAGTTTGCCCAGATTCAACAGATTCAAGGTGGCCGTCAAGCACAAGAGCTGAACGCGCTCAAGATGCAAGAGGCGCAAGCGGCGCTTGAAGAACGCAACGCGCTGCGCCAGTTAAACCCAGCCGAGGCTGACTACGAAAACCAGTTGTTTCGCGTCAACCCCCAGTTGGGCATTGCCTACCGCAAAGAACGCACGGCGGCAGAAGCAAGCGGCGCGGCAACCGCCGCCAGCCGCGCCGCCGCATCTACTTCCGAGTTTGAATTAAAAGCAAAACAACGTAAATTTATACAAGACCTCAAACGTGACTTGTCGTCTAACCCTTCGGACGAAAACATCATTGCTTTTGGTCAAGACGCCGTGCTGCAAGGGTTGTACTCAAAAGAGCAAGCAGATGGCACGGTTCAGCAGTTGTTGGCTATTCCGGCTGCCGACCGCCAACAAATCTTTGCACAGTCCGGCGCAAGCGCTGCCGAGCTAAGACCGCAAGTGGTAGCGCCTGGCGCTTCTTTGGTGCAAGGTAATAAGGCTGTGTATACCGCACCCTTTGCACCGGAGAAACCGCCTGCGCCTCCCGCTGCGGTTGCTGAATACACCTTTGCAAAAACGCCCGACGGTGGTAATTTTAAAGGTTCATTCCAAGAATTTATTACTGCACGCGCTGCGGCTGGCCGCGCGCCTGCTCAACCTGTTGCACCAAGTCTTACGCGAATTCAAGACCCGACCAACCCAGCGCAAATGATTGAAATTGATGCCCGGGTGTACCGGGGCGGCGGTATTGGATCGCCCGGCGTTTATGGTACGACTGGCAAAACAGCACCTGCTGCGGCAGCGGAACAAAAACGCATTGAAGGTGCAACGCAAGCGCAAGACATTCTTGACACGCTGCGGGCGTCTTATGACGAACTTGACCGCTTGCGTGCTGTTCCAAGTGAGCAACGCGGGCTGCTGTCTAACGCCGTGTCGTACATTGCCGGTACTGGAGTGGGGCAAGTTGCTGGGCGCGTGGCGGGCACTAAGGAGCAAACACAGCGCGATGTTATCTCCAGCGCACGCAACCAGATGCTTAACGCCATCAAGAATGCTACCGGCATGTCGGCGCAGCAACTTAACTCCAACGTTGAATTCCGGTCTTGGCTTGAAGCGCTTACCGATCCGACACGGTCTATCGAAGCTAACCGCAGCATTTTGGACAACATGGAGAAATTTATTGCCAGCGGTGGTAAATACAGCACGCGAAAAGACGGCGGTCAACCTGCCCCTGCTAACGGCAAACCCACGCCTGCCGCAACTTCATCCGGTGCAACCGTAAGCAACTGGTAAGGACTAAACATGGCCCGCAACATTACGGTCACCTTTGATGACGGTACATCGCACGTTTATAAAAACGCGCCGGACAATTTGACGCCTGACATGGTTCAGGCGCGGGCACAGCAAGATTTTGGCAAAGCTGTCAAATCATTAGATGGTGGCCGCGCCGCCGCACCAAGTAAAACATCTGCGCAAACTAAAGAACGTGGTTTTTTAGAGACTATTGGCGCGCCTATTGAAGCGGCGTCTCAAGGCGTAATTAGCGGTGTTGGCAACGTGGTGCTGGGTGGTCAACGGTTGCTGGGCATGGGCTTGGAAAAAGTAGGCGCTAAAGACACCGGCACGTTCTTGCAAGAAGACGCTGCGCGGCGACTCGCTGAGTCGCAAGCCACTGTTGCGCCGTTTAAGCGTGAGTTTCCGATTGCAACTGGGGCTGGTGAGCTGGGCGGTGAAGTTCTTGGTACTGGCCCCGTAGGCATGGCGCTGGCTGCGCCGTTGAGAGCAATCCCAGCCGCCGCACCGCTGGCGCAAGCTGTTCGTACAGGCGGATTTTCTGGCGGCAATCTGGCTACACGCGCAACAGGCGGTGCGGTAACAGGCGGCGCAACGGCTGCGCTTCTTAACCCGGCAGAAGCTGAATCAGGCGCGTTGATTGGTGGTACGATGGCCGCAGTGGCACCTCCTGCCATTAATTTGTTGGCAAAAGGCGCGTCAAAAATTGCTGATATTCGCCAGATGCCTAATCAGCTTGCCGCCAAAATTGCCCGCGATTCGTTGGGCACGCCGGAACAAGTAGCAGCCGCAAGAGCTGCGATGCAGGACGCGCAAGCCGCAGGTTTGGATATAACTGCGCAGCAAGCCCTTGCCCGATCTGGCGTTGTTGCGCCGTCTGCGCAAGCCACTATGGAACGCGCAATTAAAGGTGCGCAGCCTAAAGGCGCAAGGCCAACCGCAGACACTCGGATGTCAATTGAGACTGCGCAGGAAGCTGCCCGTAAATCTACGTTGAACGCAGCCACGCCAGATTTGGTAGAAGCTATTAACACTCGCCGCATAATGTCGCAGCCTTTGTACAACGCTGCGGACAAAGCAGTTGTGCCAATTGACGCTGATCTTGTGGGTGTGATTTCGCGTATGCCATCAGGCACACTAGACTCAGCAGCAAAGCTGGCTAAGATGGAAGGTCGTCCTTTCATTATGGGCAAAGCATCCGCACCAAGAATGGAGCCAACTGGTGTGCTTGACGCAGCAGGCAACCCACTTATGCGAGAAATTCCCGGCGAGACTGCTGAAATTACTGGCGAATCGTTGCACTACATTAAACGGTCTTTGGCCGATATTGCCTACGGTCCAACCGCCACTACGGGCATCGGGCGCGATACGCAAATGGCAGCACGAGGGCTGCTTGATGATTTTGTCAAAGTGTTTGAAACCAAGGTTCCAGAATACGGTGAAGCACGCCGCACCTTTTCGGATTTATCCGCGCCTGTCAACCAAGCGCAAGTGTTGCGTGAAATGGTGTCCGTATTGGAAAAACCTGGTGGCGGCGAACGTATCGGACCTTTCTTAAATGTTTTAGGGCGCGGTGAAGAAGCGATGCTTAAACGCGCCGGGGGTCGGGGCGGCGCTCGGTTTGAATCACTAAGCGAAGTGTTGACGCCAGACCAAATTGCAAAAGTGCGTGATGTAGCCAAGCAACTAGAAACTGAATCGGCAATTGGTCAGCAAATTACCGCTGGGCAGCAACGGGCGTCAGATTTAATTAAAGAAGAACTTGTCAACCACCGCATTCCAAACCCGCTAAACAGTCTAATCTCGGTTGCAAACAGAGTCTTAGAACAGATTGGCGCAAAGGTTGGTAAGCAAACTGTTGCAAAATTGGCCGAGTCGTCGCTTTCTGCAAAAACATTTGATGAGCTGTTGGCAACATTGCCTGCAAAAGAACGAAGCAATTTGTTGAAGGCGATATCCGACCCATCAACGTGGAGCACAAAAGGTGCCGCCGTTACTCGCGCTGCGGCGGTGCCTGCTGCCCCAACCAACAACCTTGCGCCGCAATCCGAAAACCGCAACGCTCTTGCCAGATAACTAGGAACACATCATGCCTACTACGCTCATTCCCAACCCAGTAATGCAGTTCTTCGACGCCAACGGTAACCCGTTGGTGGGCGGTAAGCTGTTCACCTACGCTGCTGGCACGACCACCCCGCAGGCCACGTTCACCGATTACAACGGCGCTACGGCCAACACCAACCCGGTGATCTTGAACAGCCGGGGCGAGGCAGCAGTGTGGTGCGGTGCCAACCGTTACTTCATGGTGCTCAAGGACTCCGACAACGTAGAGATATGGACAGCCGATAACGTGAACGGCCCCAACGGCCCTACGCTGGCCGTGCTGGCTGCGTCGGACGGCGCTACGCTGATCGGCTACACGCCCGCCGACACCGGCGTGGCAACCACCGTCAACGCCCGCCTTCAGCAGATCGACGGCACATCGCCCACTGCTGGAGCGCTGGACGGCAACACTAAGGCACCGATTAACACGCTGCGCGACGCCACGGCTGTCTCGGGCGGTACTGTTGGCTACGTCAACCCCAACATCTGGGCACGCACCATCACAGGCGCGACCGAGACATCGTTTGAGTGGACCATCGTTGGCGTCATGGACAACTACGCTGCTGCTGGCGAGAACGTGGGCGTCTACGGCCAAGGCAACAAGCGCAGCACCGGCCCGACATGGGGCATCGTGTCTGAGGCGCGTGACTTCACCCAAGTCGCCAACCCTACGGCGGGCTTGGTTGGTATTGAAGCTGGCATCTTTGCCAACGGCACGGACACCAGTTTGAACCGTGTCGGTGTGGACATTTCGGTAGGCAAAGGCGTGTCGGGCGGCACGATCAACACCACTTCCTACGGCCTGCGGATCGCGCCTACCAACATCGACCTGACACAAGGCCAGTTGACCAACGGCATCACGCTGCAAGGCAACATGACCGTGGGCGTTCAGGTGTCCAGCTCGGGCACATGGGGTGCTCAATTTAATGGCGCCTACACTGTCGGCATTGACTTGAGCAGCGCCACCAACAGCACTTCGGCGATCCGCATCAAGGACGGCGAGAACATGGCGTTCGACGCAGGGTCTGCGTACCGTCTGCGTCACTCCACTTCTGGGTCTATCGGTTTAACCTATTCTGTCAGTGGTGCAGACAAGGTTGTGATAACAGATACCGGGTCAATTATTCTGGCCGAAACAGTTGTCTGGACCAGCGCCTACTCGTCTACAACCGCCAACACGGGTGCAGCGGGCGCTCCCCCTGCACAAGTCGTGGGCTACATCACGATCAACGTCAACGGTACTGACAGAAAATTTCCTTATTACGCAGTATGATCACCCTTACTTTGACCCCACAAGAACTGGCCGTTATCAACAAGGCGCTTATGCTTGCCCCCTACGGTGAGGTTGCACCCGTCGTTCAGTCCATCAACCAGCAATTGCAGAAAGCCCAAGATGAGCACGATAGACGCGACGGAAGCTAGGCTTTTTACACA